CGCAAGACAGACGTGCCAACCGGTAATGATGACCCTGTAAACGCATATTCGATTAAGTACGGCGGCATTGATTACCAGCCTTTACCGATTGAGGCGTCGGGTTTTGAGTACAAGGGTGATGGTGCGTTGCCTCGTCCATCAATCAGGGTCTCAAACTTGCAAAGCCGGATCACAGGCTTGTTGCTTGGAATTAATCAGGTTACGCCAGGCAATGATTTAAACGGGGCGCAGGTTAAGCGCATTCGTACGCTAAGCAAATTTCTTGATAGCGATAACTGGCAAAACGGTCAAAACCCCTATGGCAACCCAGACTCATCAGCAGGTGCTCAGCTGCCACAAGAGATTTATTACATCGATCGCAAGGTAACGGAAAATCGTGAATTTGTTGAGTTTGAATTGGTGTCGTCTCTTGATTTAAACGGCGTAAAAATACCGCGTCGTCTTGCGATGCAAAACCTGTGTCAATGGGAATACAGAGGCAAAGAATGTGGATATAGCGGAGCAAATGAATTTACAGTCGAGGGAACTACTATTGTTTCAGCCGTTGGATCTAACTTTGGTTACAGCTCAAATGCAGATATTTTAAACATAAACGTCGATCTTAGATCAGACCAAGGTGGTGAGCTTATTTCACCAAACGGTTGGTACAAACTAACAATAACTAATGTTGGAAATTTGGTATTAAAAAACAAGGCAGATGAAACGCTTTGGCAGACAACTAGCGGCCCCGGTCTTAACGTGAATGGTTATGCGTTGTATGTAGCGGCTGATGGCAATATCATTATTCACAACAGGGATTTGGCTAGAACAGATTACGAAAACGGGTCTGCTTTTTGGGTGTCTAATACGTTTCGACTAGGTGCGCTGTCAGCTTTAAATAGATATACGACTGCTGATGGGCAGCAGTGGTGGCCTGATGATGTGCGACAAGGGCGCTCAGGCGGTTTTGGCTGGGAGCTTGTTGGGAGTAGTCCTAGTGCAGCGGGTCAGACTGCAACAGCCACAAAAACTTTTACTGATACAGATCCAATCAATGGTGGCGTTAGAACCGTCAGCATCACTTTTAACTTGACATCGGTTGCAATAGGCGCGGACCACTATTCGAGCGTAAACACTAACTACACAGGGTTTGGCTGGAACACAATTACCAGCATCACCATTAACAGTTCATCAGGTTTTTGGCGGCATAACACTGACTTTGTTCCAAAAATTACTTTTGCTAGCGGCAATCCTTTTCGCAATAATCACCCTACAGAGGGCACATTGACTGAATCAGGCCCTTACTACCTTATTCAAAGCGTTGGCTGGAACGACGTGCGTTTAAGGATTAGAGATACTGGAATTTTGGAACTTGAACGCAACGATTCCTCGTATGTTGTTTGGAGATCTGGCAACCCACCTACTACAGCAGAGCCTACAGTTGTTGCCGGAACAACTACGTCAGTAAATGTTTCTGGCATGTGTGGCAAGCGTGTTAGTGATTGTCGCTTGCGCTTCCCTACTGGTGATGCAAACGGTGGATTGCCCTTTGGATCGTTCCCTGCTTTGGGCTTAAATAATTGACTGAGGCTTGGCAGCAGGCTGCAGTTGATCATGCAGTGGCAGAGGCGCCGCGTGAAGCTTGCGGGCTTGTTGTCGTAACAAAGGGCCGTAAGCGTTATTGGCCGTGCAAAAACATTTCGACAGAAGACAGTTTCTTTATTCTTGATCCGCTTGATTATGCCGATGCTGAGGACGCTGGGACAATTCTTTCTATTGTTCACAGCCATCCCAGTACGCCTGCGGTTGCAAGTGAAGCTGACAAGATGGCGTGCGAACAGTTTGGCTTGCCCTGGCACATTGTCAGTTTGTTGGATGGTGCTTGGTGTCGAATCGAGCCATCTGGTTATCAAGCCCCGTTAGTCGGTCGTGAGTGGGTTTGGGGTGTTTCTGATTGCTGGACTCTTGTCCGCGACTGGTATAAACAGAAGTTAGGGATCAAGCTGCGCGATTGGTCGCGGCCAACCAGCCACGATGCTTTTAGGCAATCGCCGTTGTTTGAAAATTGCTTTGCCGAGACAGGCTTTGTTGAGGCTGACTCGCAAGAACCACAAAAGAGTGATTTGTTGTTGATGAAGCTTGACGGCTCGCCGGGTTTAAACCATGTGGCGGTCTACATCGGAGAAGGCAAAATGCTGCATCAATTGCAAAACAGACTGTCGTCACGCGATTATTGGGATGGTTATTGGCAAGGAGTCACCGGTAGAATTGTTAGGTACGGCGGTTAAGAGGCGATGCTCCGCAAGGTCAAGGTTTACGGGCACTTGGCAGAGCATCTCGGCCAAAGCACGTTTGAAGCATTAGCGCGTACACCAGCAGAGGCGATGCGTTTTTTGCTGTGTAATTTTCCTGAGCTGCGTGGGTTGATGCGCGACGGGTACTACAAGGTTGCAGTGGGACGGAACGACTTGCAGTTAGTGGACCATCCTGAGCAGTTGGGTTACCCGGTTGGGCAAACTGATGACATCAGCATCATCCCGATTGTGTCTGGGGCTGGCGGTGGTGGTGGCGGTTTTTTTGAAAGAGGTGGGGGGTCAATATTGCTTGGTGCTGCATTGATTGGGCTAGCGGTTGTGACTGGAGGCACATCACTGGCTTTTGGCGCTGCTGGGTTTGGTGCAGCTTCAGGTGTAACTGCAGGAACGGCTTTGACGTTATCAATTGCTGCGGGAAATATTGGTCTTGCTTTGGTGCTTGCTGGAACGGCGCAACTGCTTACGCCCGTGCCGGTAGGCCCTGATGGGGACAGCGATCCACGCAACAATTTTAGTTTTTCTGGCGTGCAAAACGTCTCAAGAGAAGGCGTTCCGGTCCCAGTTGCTTACGGTGAGGTTCTTGTTGGCAGTGTCGTGATTTCTGCTGGCCTTAACGTGGAGGAACTCTAGGAATGGCAAAAGACAATTTAGATTCGGTACAGGTTGCCCGAATAATCGATCTTTTAAGTGAAGGCCCCATTGAAGGTTTTCCGTCTGCAACCGGTCTTACTTTTGATTCTGAGGCTTACAGTATTGCCGCGTTAAAAGATACTTTTTTTAATAATACGCCTGTTCTTGGAGCAGCTGCAAGCGTATCTCAAAATTCAAAAATTACTGATGCCAACATTGTTGAGCAGCTTAATTTTGAGATGAGTGACGCAGTTATTCAGACACGTACAGGCACTCAGACTCAAAGATTTTTGGACAATGTTGGTGATTTAAACCAAAGAACAATTTCTGTTGGGGTGGAGGTGCCTAGAGCACCAAAGCCAAGCGGCCACAGCGGAGGGGCTCACACTGCTGATGGAGCGCCTGTTACCAGGCAAATTACTGACACTGATGTCAATCAGGTGCGTTTAACTATTGGTTCGCCATCGATAACACGCAACAAAAAGAATGGCGATGTGAAAGGCGTAAAAATAAGATACAAGATACAGATTCAATACAACGGTGGCGGATACCAAACTCTTGAAGATCAAGTTACGATAGAAGGCTTTACACCAGATTTATATCAACGCAGACATCTAATTGTTTTAGACCCTGCCGGATCTTTTCCGGTTGACATTCGTGTCATAAGAACGCGTCAGGAATATTTTGACTCAGACGATACAATCAGCCAAAACGATGATTTAGTTTGGTACGACTACACGGAAAAGATTAAAGAAGCAACGCGTTTTCCCAACAGTGCGGTTGTTGGCTTGAAACTTGACGCCGAACAATTCCCAAGTATTCCAAAGCGTAGTTACAAGATTAGAGGGAAAAAAGTTCGCATTCCACACAACGCTACTGTTCGCGCAGACGGCTCATTGAGCTATAGCGGAACGTTTCTTGGCGCGTGGCATGTTGATGGCGGCACCAAACGTGTAATTCCTAAATGGACCACAGATCCGGCTTGGATTTTGTATGACTTGCTTACAAATACAAGATATGGCCTTGGATCTCAAATATTGACTCCAGTCGAGCTGCTAGAAGCAACACAAGGCAAAAAAGACGCAAATGGCAGCTTTGTAACGTTAGGCGATGGAGAAAAAGTTTATTTTGATCTTGAGTTTGATGTAGCAACCAATTTAGATATTTACAGTTTCCAACAAGCAAGCGCATATTGCGCGGAATTGGTTGAGGACGGCCAAGGCGGCACAGAACCACGATTTAGCTGCAACGTACTACTTCAAACGCAGCAAGACGCTTACAAGCTAATTCAAGAAATGTGCTCTGTATTCAGAGCGATGTCTTATTGGGAGTCAGGCGGGCTAACGCTTGCACAAGATCGCCCTGAAGATTTTGCATATCAATTTAACCAGACCAATGTTACAGATGCTGGGTTTAGCTATTCAGGCTCAAGTCTTAGAAATAGGCCGACTTGCGTCGCTGTCAAATACTTTGACAACGATTTGCGTGACTATGTCCAAGAACTTGTCGAGCTAAGTTCAACTTCGTTTAAACCACTGCAAAAATACGGATATAACAAGCACAGTATTACGGCGTTTGCTTGCACAAGCAGAGGTCAAGCTCGTCGCCTTGGGTTGTGGTTGCTTTACACAACACACAATGAAAGCGAGGTTTGCTCATTTGAGACTGACATGGCTGCTGGCATCACCGTTCGGCCAGGTGATTTCATCAAGGTTGCTGACCCTGTTCGCGCTGGTAAAACTGTTGGCGGTCGAGTTATCGATGGGTCTACGACTACTTCAGTCAAGATTGATCGAAGTGATGTTGACATGTTTGGTCAGCAAGCACCAAGCACATTCACGTTCAACATCGTTTTAAGAGATGGAACGATGCAGGCGGTTAATAACTCAACCATTTCAGGCAACACGATTACTCCTGGCGCAACGCTAAACAAAGCACCACTGACAGGCGCTCCATTTGCTATTGGCTACACCGGCCTGGGGTTGAGCCTTTGGCGTGTGGTGACTGTTGAGGAGAATGAGTCAACGTATGCGGTTACGGCGTTAGCTCATGAGCGCGACAAATATTCAGTAATTGAAGAAGGCTATGCGTTTGCGCCACGCGATATAACTCAAATCGCTGAAAAACCAGATGCAGTTACCAACCTAACGCTGAGCGAAGTTTTATACGAAGAGGGTGACAAAGTTCTGCAACGTGTAAATGTTAATTGGCAACAGTCAACACGAGCTAACGAATATGAAGTCAAATATTTTCTGGATAGCGATAACGCAGAGCGCCATATTGTTACCAATACTGGGCATCAAATTTTAGACAGCCAGGTTGGAACGTACACCGTTTCGGTCACTGCAATTGGCTACGGGCTTGATGTAGCGCAAACAGGCAAGCGTCGTTCTTCTGCAACGACCGGAACGATTACGACTGTTGGCAAGAGCAGCCCGCCAGAAAATATTACAAGCCTAAACATCACACCAATTGATCAGCACACTGCAGAGTTGCACTGGCCTGTTGCAACCAGCCTAGATGTCAAGATTGGCGGCACTATTGAGATTCGCCACAATCCACGCACGACGGGCGAAATCAAGTGGGCTGAAAGTGAAAAGATCGTCCCTGCAGTAAACGGCAGCACGACACGAAAAATTGTGCCGCTGAAAGATGGGCATTATCTAGTTCGCGCTAAAGATTCATCTGGCAACTATGCGCCACTTGCAGGCATTCCAAGCGTGTTGGTTGAGCTACCTGAGCCGCAAGACCTTGAGGTGGTGCAGACCTACACCGAAAGTCCAAGTTTCCCTGGCACGTTCTCGCAAGCATTTAACAGCGTTTCAGAAGGCGGCATCACGCTCCAGGCTGATGGCTTGATCGATGACATCGTTGATTTTGACAGCGTCACCAACATCGATTTCTTTGGCAATGTCGTTTCGGTTGGCAGTTACATTTTTGCCAACACTCTTGATTTAGGGGCCAAGTACGACGTTGAGCTGCTGTCAAATCTAAAAGTTCGGACGATTAACCCTGATGATTTCTGGGATTCACGGAACGACAATATTGACACTTGGGATGACATTGACGCTGATGACCTGTCAGGTACAAACGCTGAACTTTATGTGCGTTCTACAGGGGACGACCCAAGCGCATCACCGACGTTTGGAACGTGGGAGCCATTTGCCAACTCAACCAAGCGTGGTCGCGGCTTTCAGTTCAAGGTTGAAATGGAAACTGAAAACGACTCACAGGATCCAATTGTTGAAAGCCTTGGCGTAACGGTGAGTTTGCAGCGCCGGACTGAACAGCAACGCAACATCAGCACTACAACGAGTGCCAAGGTGATTACATTCCCGTCTGCGTTCTACAGCGTGCCAAGCGTGACAGTCACGGCAACTAACATGGCAACAGGTGATTTCTTCGAGTTGACTAGTGTCAGCCGGACTGGCTTCACTATCGCCACGAAAAATTCCGGAGGTACAATTGTGGATAGGACCATCGATTATCAGGCCGTGGGTCACGGTAAGGAGATCACCTAATGGCACAGGCAACTGATTATTCACTTGCTAACCAGTCAGGCGCGAACTTTCGCACCGAGCTGAACTCAATTTTGGGTGCAGTTCAGACTCTGAATAGCGGCTCAACAGCACCGAGCAACTTAGTTGCTCACATGTTGTTTCTGGATACAAGCACGACTCCAGCAACACTAAAGATTCGCAATGCCGCAAATGACGGCTTTGTCAGTCTTGGCACGGCATCAACCAACCTTGGTTTGGTTGGAGCGTCTGGCGCAACGTTCACGGGTGACATCACACTGAACGCGCAATCTGATGTGCGGTTTGCTGATGCTGATAGCAGCCATTATGTGGCGCTTCAAGCTGCAGCAACTGTCGCCAGTAACGTCACGTTTACGTTGCCGACTGCTGATGGCACGGCAAACCAAGCACTAAAAACTGACGCAAGCGGCAACCTTGGTTTTGCTAGCTATCTGCTGACGACTGAGACAACAAATGGTCAGGTTGTCACTGGTGGTGTTCGTGGCGCGATCACGACGCTGACCGATGCAGCCACGATTGCGATTGATGCAGATGACAACGTGCATTTCCTTGTCACGCTCGGGGGCAACAGAGCACTTGGCAACCCAACAAATGTGGTTGAAGGCCAGACAGGATTTATTGAGGTTCGTCAGGATGCAAGTGGCGGCAGGACTTTGAGTTACGGGAGTAATTATCGCTTTGTTGGCGGTACGATTCCGACCGTTACTGCTACGGCAAACGCGGTGACAATCTTGGCTTATGCGGTGATGTCAGACGAGAAAATTATGATTACTGCACACCTCGACGTAAAGGCTGGCTCATGACGATTCCTGGGAGTCTTTCTTCACCGCTGCTGGCGTCTGCTGTTGGGGCGGCTGGTCCTTTTGAGGTGTCGAAATCACTTAGATTTTCGTCAGGTGACTCGGCCTATTTATCCAGAACTCCAAGTTCTGCAGGTAATCGCCGCACCTGGACCTGGTCTGGGTGGGTGAAGCGAAGTAAAATTAATGGTAATTACCAAGGTATTTTTGGAGCAGGTGGTGCAAGCACTCGGGATCGTATTCAAATTTTTAATGATGAAAAACTTGTAGTCAACTTTGACGACGGAAGTGATGGGACAGTTAAAACAACTCAAGTATTTCGAGACCCAAGCGCCTGGTACCACATCGTTGTTGCATTAGACACTACACAAGCCACACCTTCAAACAGGGTAAAAATATATATTAATGGCACACAAGTAACAGAATTTGATACGGCAAACTATCCATCACAAAATTATGATGGCAGGTTAAACAATAACATTGCAACGTATATCGCCCAATCATCTTCAAATGATTTATATTTTGACGGCTACCTAGCCGAGGTGAACTTTGTTGACGGGCAGGTGCTTGCGCCGACTGACTTTGGCGAGACTGACAATAACGGGGTCTGGCAAGCTAAGGAGTTTAATAGTTTTAATAATCCAAATAATGGAACAACTTGGAGTAGCGCAGTCCCTACTGCTGACGGGTTTCGTCCGGGACGCGCTGCTGCTGATGGTTTTGACGGCAGTCTGTCTACTTATGTCGCTATAAATAATACGACGTTTAATTTAAATGTAGGTTCTTGGAATCTTACTGGAGCGGTAGAAGTTTATACCGGAAGCAACATGCAATATGCAGTCGATGGCGGTAG